GCTTTGAAGAAAGCCAAAATAGAATTGCCGGCGGACTTAGTTGTCGCCGTCTCAACAGGCTCTACCCTTGCGCCGGAGAATGATCCTCGGCCAGCGGTTTTGCAAATCGGACAGACGCTTACCAAAGCCATGTCTAAAATACAGTAAACAGAAAGGTACAATATAATGTCGAATATCACTACTTTTGGCGGCGCTAACTTGCCGTCCGTTAAATCGCTCTCTGGCGCTTTGCGTTCCATCCAATCGGAAGTTGCGCCGGGCGGCACAGTCATCCTCAAGATGGACAAGACAGGCCATTGGGTTTTCGGTGCAGACCAGACCGAAGTTGAAGACGGCAGCCTGTGGGCCGCTAATCCGTTTTCGTTCGTTCATGGCTACATCGCATGGGGTAACGGCGAAGTGCTGGCTGAAAAGCTGGTGCCAGTGTCAGAGCCGCTGCCAGAGTTGGAACCAGCACCAGCAGGCGCGCAGCGCGGTTGGGAAATGCAAGTCGGCATGATGCTGGTCTGCACCAACGGTGAAGACAAGGACATGCAGGCGCGCTTCACGGCTACATCAGTCGGTGGCAAGCGTGCTGTGCAGGCATTGGCCGTTGCCATCGCCGATCAGGTGGACAAGGACCAGTCTAAGCCTGTGCCGTTGCTCTCGCTGTCGTCAGAGCATTATCAGCACAAGACCTATGGCCGCATCTATACGCCTATCTTTGACATCACCGATTGGGTGTCGATGGACGCAAGTGCAGTTGAAGAGACAGAGGACGCGGAGTTGGAAGTCGCCGCTGAACCTGAAGCCGCTGAAGGTGCGCGCCGTCGTCGTCGCGTAGTTTAAGGGGTGCGAAAGCCGGGGCGCGCCACCGCGTCCCGGCGAGTAGCAGAAGAGTGAGAACTTCTATGTCTAAATTATGGGTTGACTTTGAGACGCGCAGCCGTTGCGACCTTCGCAGCCGCGGCGTGTATAATTACGCGCAGGACGCCAGCACCGATGTGTTGTGTATGTCCTACGCATTTGATGACGATGACGTGCGGACGTGGCTTCCCGGTGAGCCTTTCCCGCAAGCCGTCAAGGACCACAAGGGGCTGGTATACGCGCACAACGCAGCGTTCGAGCGCCTGATATTCTGGTATGTCCTTCAGGTCGATTTCAAGCTGGAGCAGTTCTACTGCACCGCAGCGCAAGCCCGCGCCAACTGTGCGCCGGGTAGCCTTGAGGATGTGGGCCGCTTCGCTGGCGCGACCATGAAGAAAGACCATCGCGGCAGTCAGCTAATCCGCTTGCTGTCCGTCCCGCAATCAGACGGCACGTTCCGCGAGGATGCCGCGCTGATGCAGGAGATGGTCGATTATTGCGAACAGGATGTGCGGGCCATGCGCGCTATCGCGCAGGCGCAGCGTCCGCTGTCGGCGGAAGAGTTGGCCGACTATCACGTCAACGAGCGCATCAACGACCGCGGCGTCCTGCTTGACAGGCCGCTGGCGCTGGCCGCTGTGCGTTACGCCCAAGAAGAGATGGTCGAGATACAGGACATCGTCGCAGAGGTGACGAAGGGCGAAATTAAATCCGTCCGCAGCCCCAAGATGAAGGTGTGGGTGCTGGACAGGGTAGGGCCGCAGGCGCTTGAACTGGCGACCATTTACAAAGACGGTGAAGCCAAGCTATCTATCGACAAGAACGTGCGCGCTAACTTGCTCACGCTGGCGGAGGAGAACCCAGATGAAGTCCCGGCGGAAGTCGCTGAAGTCATACAGTGCGCGGACGATCTCTGGGCATCGTCCGTGGCTAAGTTCGAGCGGGCCGCGGCGCTCGCTGATGAGGAAGATTTTCGTGTTAGAGGAGCGTTTGTATTCGCAGGAGGCAGCGCTACTGGCCGTGCTTCATCATTTGGGCTTCAGGTCCATAACTTCCCGCGAAAGTGTGCCGACGACCCTGCATTAGTGCGGCAGGCTATGGTGCGCGGGCACAGAATAGTCCCTGACTATGGCCGCCGCGTCACTGACGTGCTGAAGGGTATGCTACGCCCTGCGCTGATGGCCGACAAAGGCAAGCGGCTTATCGTCGCTGATTGGGCCGCTATCGAAGCGCGGGTGACGCCGTGGGCGTCCAACAGCACCTTTGGCGAACACAAGCTGGACATCTTTGCCAAGGGTGAAGACGTTTACAAGCATAACGCCGCTGCGACCTTCCATGTCAGCTATGATGACGTTGACAAAGACCAGCGCCAGATCGGCAAGGTTCAAGAGTTGGCGTGTGGCTTCGCTGGCGGCGTCGGTGCGTTCGCCAGCATGGGCCGCATCTACGGCTTGCTGATGTCGGAGAGCGATGCGAAGCGCATGGTTGACGCATGGCGCAGGGCTAACAAGTGGGCTGTGCCTTACTGGTCTGGCCTTGAGGACACCTATATGCGTGCCATGCGGAACAAGGGCCGTGAGTTTACCATTGGCCGCGTCACATATTTATTTGATGGATTGCATCTTTGGTATGCGCTTCCGTCTGGACGTGTGTTATGTTATCCTTTCGCCCGTTTCGACGAGGAAGGCAATCTGACCTATGCTAAGGCTTCATGGAAGCCAGCCGCAGACGCTAAAGAGTGGCCTAGGGCGCGGCTGTGGCGCGGTCTGGCGTGTGAGAATATCACGCAGGCTGTCGCTAATGACTTGCTGCGCCACGCCTTGCGTCGATTGGACAATACGGTACTTCACATTCACGACGAAATCGTCTTGGAAGTGCCAGAGGATGAAGCCGAAGCCGCCGCAGCGCGGCTGGTGCAGATTATGTGTGAGCCGCCACCTTGGGCGTCGGGGTTGCCCCTGAACGCAGAAGTGGCAATAATGGAACGATACGGCAAATAGAGGAGCAAGCGATGAGTGAGGATCGCACTAAGTTTATAGAGTATATAACCGGATTGGCGGCAGACAATGTCGGCGAGACGGCTTTGGTCGTGCGTCAGAAGCCGCAGCATGACAGCGACGGCAATCTGATATTCCATGCGGACGGCGCACCGAGGGCGACGTTCCCTGCGTTCCTGCCAGAAAAGACCCGCATGAAAGAAGGCGAGGCATGGTATGTCAACACAGGCTCGTTCATCGTTGACCGCTTCGTAGACGGCAAGCCGTCCGCCAAGTCGAGCAACGTCGAATATGTCCTGTTCATGATGCTGGACGATGTCGGCACTAAGTCGAAACAGCCGCCGCTTGACCCGACATGGATATTGGAAACCAGCGAAGGTTCGTTCCAGTGGGGCTACGCGTTCAGCGAACAGCCCCGCAAGGGCGACTTCTGCGCTGCCATTAAGGCCATCGCGGACGCGGGCTACACTGATCCGGGCGCGACTAACGCCGTCCGCAACTGCCGCATCCCCGGCAGCGTCAACCTGAAGCGCGGACGCAATAACTTTCCTGCGCGGCTGGTCGAGTTCCACCCTGAGCGGGAATACACGCTGGGCGAAATCTGTGAGGCGCTTGGCGTCACGCCAGAGGAAGGCGACACAGCCGAATATAAAGCAGTGCAGTTGCGCGACAATGGGCTTGACAACGTCCTGACATGGCTAGGCGAAAACAACCTAGTTCTTAGCAATCCTAACGCTGACGGCTGGTGCGGCATCGTCTGCCCTAACCATGAGCAACACAGCGACGGCATGGTCGAGGCGCGTTACAAGCCGCTTGACCGCTCGTTCTGCTGCTATCATGGGCATTGCCAAGACTTAGACAGCCGGACATTTCTTGATTGGGTAGCCAATGAAGGTGGCCCGAAGGTAACGCCGGGCTTGCGTGACGAGTTAATCGCTGAACGTCTGGCGTCGATGTATGAAAAGATCGCGCCGAATGACGCCTTTCCTGATGAGGCCGCAGCGCGTGTGCGTGAGGTCGAAAAGAAAGAAGCCGGACGGCTGGAACAGAGTGAATGGTTCGAGCGTTTCGCTTACATCCAGTCCGATGACTGCTATTTCGACATGGTGACGCGTCAGGAGATAGCCCGCAACGTCTTTAACGCGTTGTTCCGTCACGTTGATTGCCGTTCCATTCACAAGAAGACGCAGCGTGTGCAGTCATCCGTCTATTTTGACGAGCGCCGTCAGGATCGCGGCGCGCCTGCGCTGTCGGCTGTGACGTTCGCCGCTGGCGATGACGTTCTGGTGACGCGTGACGGCTTGGTCTACGGCAACAGGTGGACAAACGCACGCCCTGACGTGTCGGGCAGCGACAAGATTGCAGACCATGACGTTGAGCCTTGGCTCCAGCATTGCCGCAATCTGATCGCGGATGATGTCGAGTTAGACCATATCCTTGATGCTATGGCGTTCAAGATACAGCATCCAAACATCAAGATTAACCATGCCATCCTGATTGGCGGCGATGAAGGCGCTGGTAAGGACAGTATGTTCCAGCCGTTCCTGTGGGCGCTTGGCGGTAAGCACTGGCGCAACAGGTCAGTCATTGAGACTGGCGGATTGGACAGCCAGTGGGGCTATTCGCTTGAGGCTGAAGTTGTCATCCTAAACGAACTAAAGGAACCAGAGGCACGCGAACGTCGCGCTATGGCTAACAAGCTAAAGCCACTGATTGCTGCGCCGCCTGAAACGCTGTCGGTCAACCGCAAGGGTATGCACCCCTATGAGTTGGTCAACCGCCTGATGGTCATCGCTTACACGAACGATCCGCTGCCTATCACGCTGCCGACACAGGACAGGCGTTGGTTCTGCGTGTGGACGCACGCGCCGCGTATGGCACCAGACGCAGCCAAAAAGCTATGGGGCTGGTATGAGAATGGCGGCTATGAGAAGTGCGCCGCTTGGCTGCATCAACGCGATGTGTCGGCGTTCAACCCTGCCGCTGCGCCGCCAGTGACCGAATGGAAGCTGAACATGGTCGAGCATGGCATGAGCGTAGCGGAAAGCTACCTTGTGGACATGATGCGCGAAAGGGCTGGTGTGTTTGCCAATGGCGTCATCGGTGGGCCTTTCCACCGCATCTGTGACGCGCTGGTGGTCAACGTCCCTGCTGGCGTGAAGATACCACAGGCGGCGCTGCTACACGCACTCAAGGAAGCTGGCTGGATTGACATGGGCCGGATCGGTTCGACTGAATTGCCAACCAAAAAGCATATCTTTGTCGCGCCTGAGCTTGTTAAGAAGAACACCAAATCAGACTTGCGCCGCTTGGCGGAAGACTTGCCTAAGTCGAGCATCATGCCGTCGATAGGCAAGAATTGACAAGCATTTGGTTGCAATGATATATGGATAGGGTTGGCAATGCTCCGCTGACCTTTTTAAGCCCCCTGCGTCCTCACTCCGCAGGGGGCTTTTTAATTCTTCCTCACCATCGCTGCGGCGGTGGCCCCCGCTGGTTTCGGCCAGCGGGACTTTAAAACCGAATGTCGTCGTCGGCCCATTCGTAAATGTCCCAGCCGAAATTGACGAACAGGAATTGGCGCAGGGTCATTCCTCTTTTGGCCTTATCTCAAAGCCAAGGGCGTCCAGCTTTTTGCGGATGCGATTAGCGTATACTTCGCTGTTGACGCGGGGGGACGGATCATCCCGCATAGCCTTTATTACTTCCACCAGCGGGTCAGGCTTGGGGATGATGAATTGGTGCAAATGTCCGTTAATTACGCCTTGAGATAGGCCGTCACCTAAAAATCGGTCTAACAACGCCGTGACGGCATCGCTCACCTCTTGCTTATAGGCTTCGTGCCGTTCGATGGCGCGGTAAATGGCTTCGGCTGCGCCATGACGGTTTAATTTGGAGTATGGGGTTGCCCCACGCTCCAGTTCGATCTCATTCACCAGCGCCAAGGCTTTTTGTTCAATATTGCTCATGCTTCATCCTTTAATGCTTTTTCAGCGTCTTCGATCAATTCGATGGGCGGGTAGCGCAGGTAAGACACATGGTCCTTGCCTATCACGCCTAGAAACTCCAGATATTCCATCAATCGGTAGGCCAAGGTAGCCTCTGCTCGTTCGGTGTATCGTTCGGGCAGTGCGTATTCGTCATCTTTATCCATTGCTCACATCCATCTTGTTATGAAGGTTACGCCACCCACAGTGCGGCACTTGAAGGCTTTGCCGTTGCGGATGCCGTATTGCGACACGTTGCGGCTGGTGCGCTTGGCATCACCCTTCTTAGTGGCTGGCATGGTGGCGCTCTCGCCGACTTCCAGCGTCCCTATTGGGTATGTCATTGGTCTTGGCATTATTCGCACCCCCACACTTGCGTTGATGTCTTAATGTCAGTCGGCCAGCCTGTGTCGATGGTGAAGCTGCGTTCCTCGAACAAGACCATGTTGGTCGGTCTGATTAGCAGCCTGTCGCCTTCAGTTTTCATAAACATAAATTCCTTACTTTGTTCTGGTGCTGCGCTGAACCCGTCACTGTGCGGGCAAGCGGTGAATAGACATGTTGCGCGGCTGTCAGTGCCATCGTAACGCGCCGTTAGGTCTGTTAGGTAGTCGTAGCGGATAACGTCGAATTGCGTTCCGTAGCAGTCCCATACTTGGGCTTGCTGTAACGTCCAGTAATAGTCGGGGCTATCGCTAAACGCTATCGCATGGGGCGGTAGGTTGCGATAGACCGCGCCGCACTCCAGCATCACATGGCAACCCCATGCACGGTTTGGTGTCGAGCGTAACGCGAACCAAACGGCGGGTTCGTAGCGCGGCTTACCTTTGCGTATAAATGCGCTGTCAACGTAAACATACAGATGGTGCGGCAGATTGCGGCTGCTCACTTGCTTTGCTCCCTTGCTTCAAGCATGGCGTCTGCGGCTGCGTATGCTTGTTCTGCTGCGTCTGTCCACTGACCAGCAGAGCCATAGGGGTGGGTGATTATGCCAATCAGCGCCTGCCCCGCAAAATAATCGCGCAGCGTCATGCCCTTCGCGCTGTATGCAAACTCTGGATTGTGCGGCACTAAGTGTGGAAATGCTGATATGCTCACTTGCTTTGCTCCTTGTCGCGTTCTGCGCGGCGTTCCGCGAAGGTCTTGCCATCTAGTCCGCGCAGCGGCCATGCGCTGTCGGATGATACGCGATGTTTGCGCCCCATAGGGGCGGCTTGCTGTGGTGTCTTAATCATAATATTTCGCTTTCATGTTGCTTGAGTGTAATTCGCTGGCAATGGCTGCTAGATGGCGTTGTCAAATCAAAACCACGAAACAACATTTCGGCTTTGAATTGATAGTGATACATTTTAGCCGCGTCGTTGGCCTTAGCCCAATCGACATAGGCAAGGTAAAGGTCATGGCTATCTGTTGTCTTTTTAAACAAGACGCATCCGCTATCGACAGTGCAACACTGTTCAATGAATAGGCCTATACTGTCACGCATTGGTTTACCCTTTACAGTTCGATTGTTGTTGTCGGCTTGGGCTTGCGGTCATTCAGCCTGTCCAGCCAGTAGACTTGTTCAGGGCCGAACGTCCGCGCTGCATGGTATTTGAACAGCGCCAAGGCCAGCGGGTCGTAGCCTTTGCTTTTATGCGTCACGATCAGTGGCGATGGTATCATGGCCTCTAGGTCTGTCCGCCGTGCGCGGTGGCGCGCGGTGGCGGCTTCGTCTATGTCGCGCATCGTTAGGCGTAGGTTATGTTCGCGGTTGATGTGCTGCAGGACGGCGCTCCTGTCGCTGATGTAGCTACACAGGTGCTTTATTTGCTTGCGTATGGCGTAATCCATTAGCTTTTGTCCTTTTTGACGTATTTGCCAGTCTTAGGGTCGCGCAGCACGGCATGGTGTTTCCAATACAACAGTTCACAGCGGTCGCTTAGATTTTTGGCGTTGTCGCGTGTCCACATGGCTACCCAACCTTGGCGGTCTTTATGCGTTATCCATAGGATAATCAGCGTCACGGCTTGCATTATTAGCGCCACAACGATTGCGATTTGATATTGGTTCATAGTCAATCCTCTAATAATAGGGTCAATAGAAATAGGGCGGCTCCAGCGATAACCGCAATCATTGGGCTTTCAGTATGGCTATTTCGGCCTCTAAATCCTCTATTTCGGCTTTCGCGGCCTCTAGATACTCTTTGGTGTTCACCAAGTCCGCTAGGCGCTCCGCTAGGACAAGTTCTAGGTCGGTGGCAGCGTTGTCCCTTGCGTAACGCGCCAGTTCGTTGTCGCGCAGCATCCGTAGGTAATTGCGGTCGTTTGTCATGGTTATGCTTCCCTCACTGTTTTAATGATTGCGTAGATTGATAGGGCTAAGACGCCCCAGAAAAATGCGTTGATTGCTATGTGGGCTATCATTTGCTTTGCCCCTTTAAATGTTCGCCTGCTTCTATTGCGTCCGCAGCGGCCTTTAAATCTTCATCATCGCAGCCATCCCAAAAGTTGCGCAGCCAGCGCACGATCGCGGCGCGTTCTTCGGCGGCGGGATCATAAGTGCTGAACGTAAAGCGCCCGTTTCCGCCGACATCTTTGCCCGTCAAGGTTACGCTTTCATCCAACAGCTTGCCGATACGCATGATTGCCTCTTGTCGTGTCTCGCCCATTTGCTTTGCTCCTTTTCGTGTTCTGTGGTGAGATAGCCTCAATCATGCTGCATCTGTCAGCAAGCGGTCAGCGCCAACGATCGGCGCCATAGAGAATGAACCCCAAGGCTTAACTTGTTCGACGCCATCCCAGACTTTAATTTTAAGGCGATCGCCGGCGGCGGTCACGATCGTTTTGTCGGTGCGCTTGGCAACTGTGACGCGCACGATCGTGTCATAATCTGCAACGCTGCGGGTGTAATAGGTTTTGCCTGTTTCAAACTTAGTCATAGTTTCTCACTCCTATAATTGGCACTAGCGCCATCCTCGGCGCGGATTGCTCCGCGCTCCGGTGGTGTTAGGCGGCTTCGACGCGCGCGATCTTAAAGCGCACATCATATGCGCGATAAGGGTGGGCTACGCTTGTCTCTAAGAAATGCGCGTATTCTTTGGCTTTATCGCGGCCCTCTACATAGGCTTCCACTTCGCCATCGCGCGGGTCGATCAGCGCGTATAGGTTTGTATCTGTCATTTTACTTTGCTCCTACGATAGTGTTGAAGTGTTGCAGCCATTGCAGCGCGGTGTAGATAACAACGCCTGGCATCTCGCTGTTGGCGATTGTTTCGACATAGTCGCGGCTCCATGTCTCAATGACAGGCTGGCCGTTGTCGGTGATTATCCAGCTATTGCAGCGATCACATAATTCGGGGATAGTTGTCACGCTGCAATCTCCTTGATGTCGCACTTTAAGACTGTGACGCGGCGGCTGTTTAATGTGCCGCTTGCGGTTACCGGCTTGCGGTCGAATTCGACGGGGCAGCACATTGACGGGATAAAATACCAGCCTACGGGACTAACAATAGTCGCAGGATAATAGTCGCTGCCAAATATGCGAGCCATAACGCGGTCACCGGGCTTGAAAGTATTTGTCATATCATTTGCTCCTTGTTGATACCCTCTTATCTACCCTCTTATCACCCCTGTCAACAACAAAATGTGTTGCGCTAAAAATAGTCATTTGGCCTAAAATGATAGCCTAACTTTTGCCTAGAAAATGACTATTTTTGCCAGTGAAAATAAATCTGTGGATAAGTTGGAAAGGGATTTAGGCGAAATAGTCATTTGTTAGGCTATGTTTTCACCCTAAATTGCCTAGGAAAAAGTCAAGGATTTATGCGTGTCAGCGAGGATTCTAGGCGATCTAGGCTATGGAATGTTAAGTCAGTTTGAGAAAAGTATATAATTAACCTATATGGTTAAAATATAACTTTCTAGCAAACGACTCCCAAATCGATTGCCTAGATCGCCTAGATGGTTAACAATTGTAAACTTTCCCTGTCATGACCACGCAGTCATGGCTACGCAAATCGGTCATGACTCACGCAGTCATGGCGTCATGATTTACGCAGTCATGACTTGCAATCGCATAGCCTAGATTGCCCATGCAAAATGTTGCAGCGCAGCATAGCCAGCCAGCCAATATGTTTTTCTTAATGCGAGCCGCTCGCAGAAAGGAAAAGGCCAACCCAGAATCTACGCTATAGAACAAAGCCAGAACGCTTCGAGCAGGGGGTGGGGGGTGGTGGGGCCGAGCGCCGCGTGACTGTCACGGGCATGGGCCAGAAACAATTTTTATTTTTTTGCAAATTAAAATGCAACACACTATAGTACGCCCAATGACTTTCTACTCACTGCCATTTACACCAGAGCGGACGCAAGCCACCGAGGCGCGGCTAGAGGCGATCTATGAAGCCGCACGCTACGGCCTGAAGGGTGACAGTCTCGCTATGGCCGCTGGATTGACCCCGCGGCAGTATCGCGTGCTGGCCGACGCAGACCCGCTGGTCGAGATGGCCGAGATCAAAGGTCGTGCTGACGGCGAGTACGTCGCGGCTAAGACCATGTACGAAGCGGCGCGCGATGGCGACAGCAAGGCTGCGCTGGAGATACTCAAGCATCAGCACGGCTGGGTAGCCAAGCAGCAAATCGACGTGAACATCGACCAACAGATAAGCATTACAGGCGCGCTGGAAAAAGCACAGTCGCGCGTCATCGAGGGGCTGTACACTGAACTACCCCAGCTAGAGGATAACACACATGCAGCAGCCGATATATTCAGCGCAAGACGAGATGGAGTTGATGGCGCGGCTGTGGTCGCCCACACTGAAGGATGACCCCCTAGCATTTGTGCTGTATACATTCCCGTGGGGCCAAGCAGGCACACCGCTGGAACATTTCCCCGGCCCGCGCAAATGGCAACGCCAGATACTTGGTGACTTGCGTGACCACATCAAGGCGAACAACGGCAAGGTTGACTTCGACACAGCGCGACTGGCGATTGCGTCAGGCCGCGGTATCGGTAAGTCCGCCCTCGTCAGTTGGCTGGTAATCTGGATGCTGTCCTCACGCATCGGCTCGACCACCATCGTGTCGGCAAACTCCGAAGCGCAGTTGCGGTCGGTAACATGGGCAGAAATTACCAAGTGGCTGGCAATGTCACTCAACAGTCACTGGTTCGAGATAGCTGCCACACGCATCATGCCGGCCAAGTGGCTGACGGAACTGGTTGAGCGCGACCTGAAGAAAGGCACGCGTTACTGGTCAGTCGAGGGCCGGCTGTGGTCGGAAGAGAACCCTGACGCATACGCGGGTGTGCATAACTTCGACGGTGTCATGCTGATCTTCGACGAAGCCAGCGGTATTCCAGACTCGATCTGGTCCGTGTCTGATGGTTTCTTCACAGAGAATACGCCGCACCGTTTCCATCTGGCCTTTTCCAACCCGCGGCGCAACACAGGCTATTTCTACGAGACGTTCCACAGCAAGCGGGCGTTCTGGCGCACGCGCACCATCGACGCCCGCGATGTCGAGGGTACAGACAAAAACCTGTACCAGCGCATCATCGACGAGTACGGGCCAGACAGCTACCAAGCCAGTGTCGAAGTCTACGGTAACTTCCCCAGTGAAGGCGACGATCAGTTCATCGGCAGCAATCTAGTCGATGACGCCATGAAGCGGCCACCCATCAAGGATGACAGCGCACCCATCGTCATAGGGGTAGACCCGGCACGCTTCGGGGCTGACGCCACCGTCATCGCCATACGGCAGGGCCGTGACATCTTGGAACTGCGGAGACACCGCGGCGCAGACACGATGGAAGTGGCTGGCTACGTCATCGACGCCATAGAGCAGTTCAAGCCGGCGTTGGTCTGCATCGACGAAGGTGGCCTAGGCGCAGGCGTCGTAGACCGGCTGAAGGAACAGCGGTACAAGATACGCGGCGTGAACTTCGGCAATAAGGCCAAGAACCAGATCATGTGGGGTAACAAGCGCGCAGAGATGTGGGGTGCCATGCGTGAGTGGCTCAAGACGGCGCACATACCGTCGGATCGCTTCCTGAAGACAGACCTCATCAGCCCGCGCACCAAGCCGGATAGTAAAGGAACGCTGTTCCTTGAAAGTAAGAAGGACATGAAGTCCCGCGGGCTGGCGTCACCTGACGCAGCGGACGCTATAGCGGTGACATTTGCCTTTCCTGTGGCATCTAAAGACCCACGACAAGGACGCGTTGACAGACGCGTCTCAAGCGGGTATTCTCCATCTGGATATTCTACAAGTTGGATGGGCAGCTAGTGGCGGGCAAGAAAAAATCAGTATCGTTGTCCGTAGGCCGCGGCGAGAAATTGCCTGTGTCGAAGGGCGCGGGCCTGACTGCCGCTGGTAGAGCGAAATATAACGCTGCAACAGGCAGCAAATTGAAGGCGCCAGCGCCCAACCCGAAGACAAAGGCTGACGCAGGACGCAAAGCGTCGTTCTGCGCCCGCATGGGAGCTGTTGCAGCCAAAGCAAAGAACGGCGAACGCGCCAAAGCTAGTTTGAAAAGGTGGAAATGCCCATGAAACCCGGATTATATGCCAACATCCACGCTAAAAAAGCCCGCATTGCCGCCGGATCAGGCGAAAAAATGCGTAAGCCGGGTACTAAGGGCGCCCCCACAGCCAAGGCTTTCCGAGAAAGCGCCAAAACCGCTAAAAAACCAGCTAAGAAGGGTAAGTAAATGCCAGCTAATAAATACACTAAAGCCCTGTATAAGACAGGTACTGTGAAGAACGAGCGCATGGCAGAGATGCTCCGCGAGCGTCTGAAGTCGCCCATGCCAAAAGAAGGCACGACAAACCCCAGCGGCGGACGCCCAGCAGTCAAAATGCCTGCTAAACAACAAGTTATCAGCAATACCGTGCGTATGAAGCCTACGCCGATGGCAAAAAAGAAGAAATAATCATGCCTCTGATTAAATCGACAGGCAAAGCCGCGTTCCGCAAAAACATCAAGGCTGAGGTAAAAGCCGGAAAACCTGTCAAACAGGCGGTCGCAATCGCGTACAGCGTAAAGCGTGAAGCCGCTAAAAAAGGTAAAAAGTAACCACAATGGCTGATCCGACAGGTATTAACAAGGTAGGCGATGTAGCTGACATCGGTAGCGATCCAGCGAACACCCGCGGTGACCCTGATGTAATGGCAACCATGCGCCATCGGCTACAGATGTCGATGGCAGCCTATTCGGACAGCCGTGAAGACGAACTGGACGACCTTCGGTTCATGGCCGGCAGCCCTGACAACCAGTGGCAGTGGCCTGCTGAC